GAACCTCGTGGTACTGCAGGGCAATCAGAGGCAGGAAAAGTCCAGGGTTGCGGTTGAAGAAGAATATCAGAGGAAGATACACGGTTCCTACAGAGGTTGTGGCGGTGGGCTGATTATTAGCAACCGGCAGAGAAGTTAGCTTTCCATAATTGATCTTCTTGGTCTCGTTGAGGAACACCTCAGCATACAGGCGGAACCAGGTCTGATAGTGCTTGTCAATAGACTGGCCACCAATAAAGAGCTCGACGGTGTTAAAAGCTCGCTCAGCCACCCAGTTCATATCATAGCCAGTATTGTTCGAGGTCAGCTGACTCACACTCGAAGTCGTGGGGGTCAGGACAACATACATGTCACCGACCAAGTCACCTGAACGGGCCAGGGTGACCGAGAGCAGAGACCCTCCGCCAGCGACGGTCTGCTGGGAAGTCTCCATGGCGAAGTTGGTGTGACGCTTGTAAAGAGACTGAAAGAAGGTCACCTTGGGCTGACCTGTGAGATAGACGTCCTGCGTGCCAAAGGCCACAAGTTGCATAAGAGCGCCCCCGGGCATTTTAATATAAGGTGCGAAAATATTCAAGACTCAATTTCTCCAGCCATAGTACAATGTCTCAGCGCCGACCCCCACCCCCGCGTACGCCGATCCCCCCACCCCCAGAGGAGGAGGAAGAGGAGGAGATGGATGAGGATGAGGAGATGGATGAGGGAATGGATATGTTCGAGGCCCTGGGGAGCCTGCTCGCCACTGAGGAGGGTGAGACGATTGCCGAGATCCTGAAGCGTCAGGCGGATTCGGTCGAGAAGTTTGCCCTGAATCTTGAAATGCAGAACAAGATTCTGCTCAAGGTTCTGTCGGAGATCAAGAACGTGGCTGGCGCTCTTGCCGCCCAGAATCAGCCGACTCTCTCTTCGGAGGTGGTCGCTTAAAAAAGTATAGCTCAATCCTATTAATGGCAACCAAAGGGACACAAAAGAAGACTGCTGTCGATGGAAGCGTCTACCAGAAAGAAATCAACTCGTGGTCCCTAGCCGATTTGGAAAATCGTCTCCTTGCGTGTGAGCGCAATTTGCACCTTGATATCCAAGGAGAAGATCGTCGAAATGAAATTTTCAAGGTTCTGGCCAACAAGTGGCTCCCGGCAACTCCTGATCGCGATGCTCAGGGCATCCCCGTAAATATCGACAAAGATGACCGCGAGCGGATGCTCGTCAATGAGCGGAACTCTATCAACATCGCAGGGTTCATGCTCGCTCGGGCAGAGTTTCTGGAGGTTTCTAAAAATGAGACGACCGATATTAACGGAGACAGTATGTCTATCGAGCGGCGCATCAAGCGCTTCAAGGAGCTCTACAAGCACGTTGTTGAAAAGTTTATCGAGAATGACACCGAGTACAAGATGTTTAACCAGCCTTTGACTGAGAATGCCGACATTGATTTTGATCTGGAAAAGGATGCGAGCCCGTATCAGAAGCTTTTGATCTATCTCCTGAAGCAGTCGTATAAGCACGGGTATCGCCGGTATCGTGACCAGTGCTGCACCGAGATTATGGCGGGAAACTTCCCGACGCGCGCATGGAAGCCCGTCAAGGAGATTAAGGAGTTTGTATATGACGAGACGCAAAAGGAGGATAATGCCGAGCAGTGGATGAATCTGACGAACCGTGGCGGAATGGCCAATGACGTTATTCGGCATCTTTCCAACTGCCGGGACATTCAGTTTGCCGAAATCAAAAAGGACCGTCACGTCTGGTCTTTTCAGAACGGCCTGCTGGACTCGCGCCCTATTGAGGCGAACCGCGAGGGCCCCGGTCTTCGTCGCAAGTTTACATTTTACCCGTACGGAAGCCCAGAGTTTCACACGCTCGACCCGATCCTCGTGAGCTGCAAGTATTTTGACTTGCCTTTTGATCCTTATGATAATTTGGAGGACTGGTATGATGTCCCGACTCCTAACATGCAGCGAGTGCTTGATTATCAGAAATTCGATGAGGATGTCTGCCGCTGGACCTATGTCTTCATGGGCCGTCTGTGCTACGACATCAACGAGCTCGATGGCTGGCAAGTTATTCCCTTTCTCAAGGGCATCGCACGCTCGGGCAAGTCGACTCTGATCACCAAGGTGGCGCGCAAGTTTTACGAGTGCGAGGATGTGGCGACTCTCTCGAACAACATCGAGAAGAAATTCGGTCTCTCGAGCATTTGCAAGGGTTTCATGTTTATTAGCCCTGAAATCAAGGGAGACCTTCAGCTCGAGCAGGCGGAGTTTCAGTCTGTCGTCTCCGGTGAGGATCTGAGCATCGCGCGCAAAAACGAGTCAGCTCTGAGCATCCAGTGGAAGACGCCGGGCATCTTGGGAGGGAATGAGGTTCCAAACTGGAAGGATAACTCTGGTTCGATCCTTCGCCGTTTGGCCACGTGGAACTTTGGGCGCCAGATTGCAGAGGATGTAGCGGACCCACACCTGGATGACAAGCTGGAGCAGGAGATTCCAGCCATTCTGTGCAAGTGTCTGCGGGCCTATCTCGACTACGCGCACAAATACAGCGACAAGGACATTTGGAACGTTTTGCCAAAGTATTTCAAGATGGTCCAGAGTCAGGTGGCCCAAGTGACCAACTCGCTTCAGCACTTTCTGTGTTCCGAGAAGTTCAAGTACGGCCGCGATTTCTTCATCCCTCAGAAGGTTTTCGTCGCGCAGTTCAACCAGCACTGCAAAGAGAACAACCTGGGCACGTTCCGTTTCAACCAGGACTTTTACGCAGGTCCCTTCAGCGCCAAGGAGCTCGAGGTCCGCGTCGCGTCAGTCATCTACAACGGGTCTGCGTACTCTACACAGCCCATCATTTATGGACTCGATGTCAAGGCGGAGAATAATTAAAATGTACTAAATATTAATGGACCCGCTTGTCGAGCAAATGCGGCTCGAACACGCTCGGATCGCCAAGTTTCAAAAGCTTTGGCGATCCAAGCGCGTTTTTACCAATAACATGATTGGTTGGAAGTTATCCACCTCGGCCATCACGAGCATGATTGTTTCATTCAATTTGCCTACACATTTTAGGGCGGTTTTTGCCGAAACGCCCAAAGGGTTCACCGAGGTTGCGGGATACAAGAAAACCTTCAAAAAGCCCGTTGTACGTTGGGTTCCTGGACAGGGGTGGATAGGCGACTCGAGTGAAGTCCACAAGGTTGTTGCGAAGCGAGGCAAGCAGACCGTTGTGCTTTCTGATAAGAAATTCGAAATCATGGGCGTGGGTAATTATGAACAAGCGCTCTTGACAATAGTAAAGAATGGGTGGGCCCCAAAGCTCCTCCTTAGGGCGAAGCCTAAATACACAAAGATTGATGGTATTTTCTATGCAAATAAGCCATTTAACCTTACGGACCTTGCTCAGGAGCTCCGAAGCATCAAAGGGGCTACCGTGAGCTACACGCAAGAAGAGTTGAAGGTGGGTATCCCGGCCGTCGTCCTAAAACTCGCAAGTCCAAGCTGGACATATCAGTTCTTCAGAAATGGAACGGTCCTCTTCACAGGCATAAAGGACCCTTCAGAGAAGGATGAGCCCCGCAAACTTTTCAAAAAGTTTTTTACGGAACATGGGCTAGCGGCTGTTTTGGCCGTGAATCTCGCCAAGAGCCCGGCTCTTAGGAAGCCCACGAAGAGTGTGAATCGCGAGGCCAAGAAGGCACAGCTCGCGGCTCGCTATCGAGAGGCAACCTCATGGGACATGAAGCCTCCTCACGGCTTTTACGTTCGACCAGGGACGGATGGCCTGCCGCGCCTCTACAAGTGGCGCAAGATGGAGCTTGAGAGGCAGACGGGCGAGTGGGTCGATCGAGGGGAGATTAAGCTCACGGCAAAGAATGCGACTGTTGTAGCAAAGGCTTTTGCCAAAGCGAACCAGCCTATTCCTGCTCACACTCGTGAAGTATTTGCGAACCTTGGATTCCCACTCGAAAATAAGCGCACAAGCCCCATGCCTCATTATCTCATGAACCGCCAGTCTCCCGCAGCTTCGGCGAGCGTCAAGGCGGGGCCCAAGAACCGTCGCGCTCCGAGTTGGAACGCAGTCAAGAATGGCTTCTATGTGCGCCCCGGGCCGGGCAAGCAGCCCTATTGGTACGCTGTTCCCGCGGGCATTGCGGCCGGTCGCAAGACTGTCATAAAGACATATACCGATGCAGGTCGCAACATTCCGGCCGAGGTGCGAAAGATTTTCAAGATTCCTGCAAATGTAAAGACGAATGTATCCTACAAACCGGGGCTTCAGCACGTTGTGAAGATGGGCCTGAATCGCATTCTCCGCATAAACAACCGTCAAGCGACGCGCCTTACCAAGGCTGAGCTCTTGGGCATTGCGCGCAATATGGGCATTCCAGAGGCGAACGATAAGATGGTTCCGGCACGTCTTATCGCCCTGATAAAGAACAAGGCCGGTGTCACAAACAAGCTGAACCGTACATATGATGCGTATGTGAATGGCATCTTCTATAAACTCTTGAATAATAAGCGTGTAGAGAAGACCACGGGGCAGGGAGTCCAGACGCGGCGTGCGTGGAACACCATTCCGGCCGCCGAGCAGAACAAGATTGCCAAGAAGATCCTTCCGGCGAATTTTCACACAGAATACAACTCCATGCCAAAGGCGAACCGGTTCGATGCTCTGCGAGCCGTTCTAGCAAACAAAAAGCCTGCTTCGAGCCCGCCGAGACGCAAGAGTCCCACGCCTGCCCGGTCCCCGAGTGTCTCTTCCGAGGGAAATAACAACTTTGCACTCGAGTTGGAGTATGCAGCAAGGATAAGCCAAAACCTCGGGAACCTGTACAGGAACGGAAACGAGACTGCATTTTTGAAAATTTACAAGAACCTGCCAAAGGGTGCGCGCGGAGCACCCCTCAAGGCCAAGGTGGATGCAGCCTACAAAAAGTTTCTCAAAAACACCTCGACAGCCCGGGCGAATGAGCCTGCACGCGCGCGCTACATGGCGAGGATTGTCCCGCCCAGTTGGCTTCCGGCCAACAAGGTCAGTGATTACAAGAAGCTTCTGACCAACTTAGCCTTCCAGAAACCCAAGCCTCTGGTAAAGAATCTCAAGACGGCTATAAAAACATGGCTTCAGCATGCCGCACCGCAGAGCCCGAACAGAATAGCCCGGAATGTCGAGAATATGACGACTGGGCAGATTATTCACATCCCTGCCAAAACACACTCCCCTCGCAAAACGCCCAACATCCCGAAGCGCACCCCACCGCCAGTCAAGAGCCCTGGGGCCAAGGCGGCAGCAAAGGCGGCCCGAAATGCCAAGGCGGCTGCCAAGGTTCTCAAGAACAAGCTCAATAAATCCTATGTTATTCCTGTAACGAATAATGTAGAAAACCTGGGGAGTGCTATGATACAGGCCGGTCTAAGCACACGGAACGCGCATACGTGGGACAGTCTAAGACGCGCGGGAGTCCCTGCAAAGTTTAAGAATGTTTGGATTAAACACGTTATAGGCTAAACACACGAGAGGACGTCGAACACCTTGTAGAGCGAGTTGAACAACTTGATGTTGGTCCCGATGCGAGACAAGTCGATAATCTCGAGCTCAATCTGATAGGTCGTGTCCCGGTCAGAATCCTTGTCGTCCGGGGTGCCCTTCACGATACTCAAATCAATAGATAGATTCTTCCGGACAAAAGACCAACGCTCCTTGGTCTTTTGCTCAGTGCTCTCCTCCTCACCATCATACTCGAACGGCTCCTCCGTCGAGAGACCAAGTCGAACATCAAACTGCTGGCCTTCAAGCTGAAAGTCATCCACCTTGACTCGCTTCTTAATGTGGCCAACCTGGTCATCCGTCTCATCATCCACAGTCAGTCGCTTTCCTCCTGGAAAGTAATACACAGTAGACTTGGTGTGCTTGGTGGACTCCCACCCGTTATACTTTCCAAGAGCCCGCAAGACCTTCTCGAATGTCTCCTTCCCGACATCAGTGTCAAACCCCCGAGGAGAGGGGCGCCCGATGCGCATTTCAATCTCCAAATTCGGAGTATTGAGGAGTTCCATGATAATGGGCTCCCACTTGTCAAACATTGTGACTGCAGACGGCTCGCAAGGATGGAAATCCATTTTGTGTTAGAGAGTAAGAGCGCCCTTTCTCTAAGACAAGATGAGAGGTCTCTGGAACCTTGGAAACACCTGCTATTTCAACACTGCAGTTCAGTGTTTGGCTCACGTCCCGCCGCTCACAAAACACTTTTTTTTCACGGACCTCTCCGGCATCCAATGTGATATCACACGCCATTATCAAAATGTTGTAAAACAGCTCTTCATCAAGGGCAAGACAGACCCCGTGAGCCCGAGTGACCTTCTTGGTGCTTTTAGGGTTCGCTTTCCTCAATTTGCGAGGAACCAGCAGCACGACGCACAAGAAGCTGTGCTGCTCCTCATCGATGTGTTTGAGGAGTCTCTTGGAAAGGAGTTTATTCAGGGACTTTTTAACGGGGAAGAGATTCAGACAACCACGTGGCGAAATGGTTCATCAGAAATCAAGAACCCATTTACGACAATGCTCATGGATGTGACTGAGCCGTGTCACCTCCGAGACCTCCTGGAGGACCGCCTGACGCCCGTGAGCCTCGATGGCTACACGGATAGCGAAGGGGAGACCCACCACGCCATAGTCACGCGAAAGGTGTCTCGGTGGCCCAGCTTTACAAGCTTTTCATTTTCAATGTATGAACACAAATTTCCGATCGAAATTCCATTCGAGTTCGAGGGACTCAAGGTGTTCGCGTGCATCTTGCATCAGGGGCATCAGAACGGGGGACACTATGCGCTTCTTGTGAGGCGCTACGACAAGTGGTACATCAAGGACGACGGGACAGTTCATGAAATACCGAATATTGAAATATTAAGAGGTGACTTCTATATGGCATTCTACAGACCCATAAACTCACTGAGCTGAATAGCTTCTTTCAAGTTTATGAGAGTTCTAAAATATGTGCGGCGGTTGTTGGCGTGCGTCTTGTCTGTGCGGACCTTTTCCACGTAAAACCCCAAATCCCCGTACCCACACTCCACTATGGTCCCATCCGGGAGGTCCCCCCGCTTGTTCTGCAAGTGCAGCTCCGCCTCCTTGTAAGGTGTCCCTCGATCTTGGACAAAAAGATCCTTCCCCAATTTCAATTCAAAATCGATCGTGATACGATCCCTGGGCTTCCATTTGAACATGGTCTCATGGGTCCCTGTTCTGATCGGCTCATTCACAGGGGTGAAGACCAACCCATCTGTCTCATACTCGAACGAATTCAGATCGGGAATTGGATCCCCCAAGGCCCACATGGTTTTGAGTCGGACTTCAAAGGGTGCCTGGGATGTCTTGATAATGCCTTTGATTACTGACCTTGCCTTTTCCAGGCGCAATTTTAGATCAAAATGAGAGACACTCTCCCCCTTGACGATGACTGCATCATAGACCATGAAAAACGCCTTACCATTCTTGGCAGTGACCAATTCTCCATCAAGAATAGTACCCTTGGGTATCCGAACTTTTACCGGATCAATCTTGAATGCCCGATTCACGAGGAACACGCCCTCTTCATTACTTACCAAGAGATGACGGACGCCATCTGTCTTTTCACATACCACATAGGGCTGTTTTTTGAGTAGAGGGAAGTGCCTCCGCTCGATGGAAACAGGCTGGGGTCCTGGGAACCGATCTGCGATATCGGAACCCCATGAGTTTATGATAAACTCACGGACCGCCATTTTTGGTTATAAATTAAACGCGGCTAGTCTCTAAGTCCTCCAAGGATCACGAGCCCTTCGGACTCGGTCTCAAGACTGAAGCTGAACTCCCGAAGCCTCGAGGATATTTCCGAAACACTCATGAATGTAGTGACACACGACCAGTGCCTCAGACGCCACACCAATTTTTACACCTAGGCTCTTGAGGCGTGCGAACATCTCTTCGTTATTCTCTAGGGGCAGCTTGACTGGGTCCTTCCCTCCACGGAGCTTCTTATCGACCGGCTTGGCATCCATGGCCCACACGCGCGCAGAAGTCTTTTCGCACTCGTAGAGACCGTCGGCCAGCTTCTTACCAACCTCGGTGTCGAATGTGAGACCGCGCTGCGAGGCAGGCTCGGTGGAACCCGCCTTGGTCTTTCTCTCAAACATCTGCCAATCGATACCCTCCTTGACAGAGGGAAAGACGAGGACCTGAACACCCTTCTCGAATGGTTCTACCGCCTTGGACAGAATCTCCATATTCAGATTTGTTCCGTAATCCATCCAAATAATACGCTCGCCCGCCTTGATAAGCTTGGGGAGATGCGCCTTGGTATCCACAAAGTGGATCTCAAGGTGCTCCCCTTTTTGCATGCACAACATATGAATGTTCATAGCAGTGTGAAGTGTCGTGGCGCTGATGGACTTGTTGCGCGTGACCATGCACACGTGAATGGTCATTTTGTTATTTGGAGGGGCTAAACCTTAAGTTCCGTCCGAATGCGCTCCTCCAAGTTTCCGAGGAATCGAATGTTGCCCACGTGGCCCAGGACCGTCATCACGTCCGCATAGATGCACCCGCCCATATGCTGCCAGCGGCGACAGAAGGCATAGTCCTCCGAGAGGTACCTGCGGCTCACGGGGTCAATCATGCAGTCGAACACTGCACAATACTCGTCGAGGTCTCGGTTCTGGTGGTCATTCATACAATCAAGCTCCTTGTACTTTTCAAACATCTTAGTAAATACATCCCGCTTGATAAGCAGAAACCCCGTCGGACCATCGAGCACCTCTGCAAACCCATCCTTCACAGGCGTGTTTGCATACTTGAAGTTCATCACGAGCGAAGAGGCGACCCGTGCGAGGTCCTTGCCGGTTCCGTTCGCCTTCAGGTGAGCATCCACCTGGTCCCACATCACACACTTCTTGGGATAGGCAGCGCATGACACCTCGTGGCCAGACTTGATGAGGCGAATGACTGACTCTGGGTCAAAGTGAATATCCGCGTCGATGAAGAGAAAGTGAGTCGCGGAAGTCTTCTGATAAAAACGAGCGACAGCTAGGTTACGCGCGCGGTGGACGAGGGATTCGTTTTCGGTCGTATCGAGCATCATTTGGATGCCATTCGCTGCGCATGTTCGCTGGAGACGCAAGAGGGACTCGGCATAGGCCTGGAGACAAATACCCCCATAACACGGGGTGCTAACGAAAAGCGTCGTCATGATACATTACAAATGATTCATATCCTTAAGTTGGTCGCCTTAATTATTGCTTCAATCTTGCCCAAAGTTGGAGCCGAAACATCGCAAATCTTGCAGAGCTCGGTCTTGTCTGGCGGGAACCCAGCCTTGGTCAGCACGATGTACATCACTGTGCAAGCGACCGCCTTTGGCGTGCGACCCATAAGCTCTACGCAGTCCTCGAGTTGCTTGCAGGTATTGACAACCTTCATTCTGACTCGGCCCTTCTGGTCGTCTGGAATGCCATTCACCGCATTGAAGAACCTAGGAACGAGGTCTGCTGGCATCGTGACATGCACCTCCGTCTCTGGAACCTGCTCTTGGTACATCTCAAAGGTCCGCGAAATGTCTCGACTCGGTATTTCAAACGCGTCTGCAATCTCCCGAGTCGAACGTGGCACGTTGAATTCTCTGCACGCCTGAAAGATGCAGTTCGCCTTGATGCCGTTCCTGACCGCCCCACGCGTGAGGACCGCCTCATTGAACGCTCGATACTTGATCTTCGCCGCATACATCACGTTATCCTGAAGGTTCAGGATTGTCTTGCCTATTCGATCCATCTGAGCATAAGCATGAAATAATGCTCGGTCTCGATGGTTCATCGACGTGTGAAAGTTGATGCGGGCCAGGCGCTTCTGAGCATAGCTCGCAGAGTTCTTCACGTGCATAATAGTGCCCTGATTCCAGGCTGCCGAGAAGTGGTCGAGATTCACGGGGGCGCCAACACGCGATGGGTCCGGGCCGCCGTCATCACCCCCAGACCGCCATTCAGGCTCGTCGCATATGAAGTCGGCATCCACCAGCCCGCATTCTATGCACGTGGGCAAGTCGTCATCCATACCAAACGACTTCTGGCCGCCGCATTCCTTGCAGAAAAAGTGGCCATTTTTGGGCTTTTCCGCAGGAGACTCTTCGGGTTTCCGAAGAGAATCAAAGAGCGCCCAGCTCTGCTCGATTTCCATTGAGACTTCAGTCAGCTCGGGATATACTGTGCCGTACAGGACATCTTTTTTGCCGCGCCACACTGGGATGGAAAAAACCTCTTTTTCTATTAATGAGTTCAGGCGTTCCCCCCGTTGTTGATCATGCGAAGCGCAACCTGATCCAGGATATCAAGTCCAAGTCTCTCTTTAACGTATTCAACATTGCCGCGGTTCTGGCAATCTTGGTTATCGGTTATTTCCTGTACAAGAAGTTTAACGAGAAGTTCAAGAAGGGTGCTATCCGCATGCCTTCTATCGACCCCTCTGAGTTTGTAAAATCCATGGCGGCTCCAGTCAAGGTTGAGGAGGAGGAAGTGCCTGACGCCCCGTCGGTCAAGGAGGAGTGAGGAGGGCCTCCGGCCCGACGGAGAACCTTCGGTTCTCCTCTACCAAATACTATCCACAATATCGTATTTCAGGCACTTCTTTGAATCCATATAAATATCACGCTTGAGCAGCTTGTTCAGGCGCCTCTCGGGAATGTTCGTCTCCCGTGTATAAATATCGCGAAAATGCTTCATAAATTTCTCAAGGTTATCCATTTGCTCCTTGAAGTCTTCAAACTTTCCCCAGGCTCCGTCCATATTCAGTTGATGAATCAATATGTACGAATTCT